CAAATTGGCAAAGTTGCCAATGCTGTAAATCCCGCTTGAATATGTTCTACCATGCTTGGTATAAAGACTAAAATCAGCGGGATGCTGAATACTATTGTAAGCCACTCGTCCTTCCAACTTGTCTTGGACGACTCTGCCATGATGCGCTCCCAATCCGCTGTAGACTGTGCCGCTGTTTTCAGTGCTGTGGCTTTGGCCTCTGCGGTGGCTTTGGTTGATTCCGCCTTGGCACTGACCCATGTACCTGCCAAGTTGGTGATAGCTGTGACTAGGCCAATCATGTATCATACTCCTGTTTTTTTATCTTCTGGTACTGGGACACACGCCATGCCTCTGGGGTCTTCTGCGTCTTTCA